TTTATGGAATGCCAATACTTGCGGAAAATAATAAACCTAGATTATTATATTATTTTAAAAGAAGAGGATATAGAGGTTTTTCTATGAATAGACCAGATAAAATTTGGAATAAATTATCAGTAACAGAAAAAGAAATTGGGGGGATACCAAACTCTAGTGAAGACGTTAAACAAGCTCATGCAGCTGCTATAGAATCTTATATTGATTCTTATGTAGGTTTAAAAGAAAATAATGAATTTGGAGATATGTATTTTCAAAAAACATTAGAAGACTGGTCTAGATTCAATATAAATAATAGAACAACTCATGATGCTTCTATTAGTTCAGGATTAGCAATAATGGCTTGTAATAAAAATAAATATAGACCTGTTCCACATTTTATACATCAAAAATATGATTTAGGTATAAAAAAATATGATAACACTGGTCAATTATCAAAAATTATAGATTAAATGAAAAATAAACTAAGTATGTTTACCAATGGTGGTGGACCATTTCCTAGCCAAGTGGTTAGTGATGCTGAGAAAGCGAGTTGGGAGTATGGCCAACAAGTTGCTCAAGCTATTGAATATGAGTGGTTTTCACAGGGTAGAACTAATGGTAATAGATATTTAACTACGTGGAATAACTATAACAGATTGAGATTGTATGCTAGAGGTGAACAACCTACGCAAAAGTATAAAGATGAATTATCTATTAACGGAGATTTATCTTATCTTAATTTAGATTGGAAACCAGTTCCAATTATATCTAAATTCGTGGATATATTAACTAATGGTATATCTTCTAAAACATACGATGTAAACGCTTTTGCTCAAGATCCAGAATCTTTAAAACAAAGAACTAATTACGCTCAAGCTATAGCAGAGGATATGTTTGCAAGAGATGTGATGAAACAAATGGAAGCTAAGATTGGAGCGTCTTTACAAAGAACTAGTATTCCTGAAGAACAACTACCAGCTAGCGCAGATGAACTAGCTTTACACATGCAGTTAAGTTACAAGCAAGGTGTAGAGATAGCTGAAGAAGAAGCTATTAGCCAAGTATTAGACCAAAACAAATGGGAATTGGTTAAACGTAGAATTAACTATGATCTAGTTACATGTGGTATTGGTGCAGTTAAAACATCTTTTAATATTGCTAATGGTGTAAAAGTTGATTATGTAGATCCAGCTTATTTAGTATATTCTTATACAGATGATCCAAACTTTGAAGATATATATTATGTAGGAGAAGTAAAAGCAATAACTATTCCTGAATTAAGAAAACAATTTCCTAATCTTCCTAACGAAGAATTAGATAAAATACAAAAAACTAAAGGTAATAGAAATTATCTATATGGTGGTACATATGATGAAAACACTGTACAGGTTTTATACTTTGAATATAAAACTTATAGTGATCAAGTTTATAAAATAAAATATACAGATCAAGGATTAGAAAAAGCATTAGAAAAACCTGATACCTTTAATCCTCCTGAAAATGATAATTTTGAAAGAGTATCTAGAAGTGTAGAGGTACTTTATAGTGGTGTTAAAATACTCGGTACAGATATACTTTTAGAGTGGAAACTAGCTGAAAACATGTCTAGACCTTATGCGGATACTACTAAAGTTGAAATGAACTACGCTATCTGTGCACCTAGAATGTATATGGGTAGAATAGAATCTATTGTAAGCCGAATTACAGGATTTGCAGATATGATTCAAATAACTCATTTAAAACTACAACAAGTATTAGCTAGAATGGTTCCAGATGGAGTATTTTTAGATATGGATGGTTTAGCTGAAGTGGATTTAGGTAATGGTACTAATTATAATCCTCAAGAAGCTTTAAACATGTACTTCCAAACTGGTTCTGTTGTTGGTAGATCTTTAACTCAAGATGGAGATCCTAATAGAGGAAAAATACCTGTACAAGAATTAACGTCGTCGGCAGGACAAGCAAAGATACAAGCTCTTATATCTACTTATAATTATTATTTACAAATGATAAGAGACGTGACCGGATTAAGTGAAGCTAGAGATGGTAGTTTACCTGATAGAGACACATTAGTTGGATTACAAAAATTAGCAGCAGAACAATCTAATATTGCAACTAAACATATTAATAATGCTAGTTTATTCTTAACTTTAAGAGTATGTGAAAATATTTCTAAAAAGATAGCGGATTTATTGAGTTATCCTCTTACAAACAATTCTTTACGTCAAAGTATTTCTATGTTTGATGCGGAGACTTTAAGAGAATTAACCACATTAAATCTACATGATTTTGGAATTTTCTTGGATTTAGAACCAGATGAAGAAGAAAAAGCTTCATTAGAACAAAATATTCAAATAGCTTTATCTGCGGGTGGTATAGATTTAGAAGACGCTATTGATATTAGAAATATACGTAATATTAAACTAGCAAATCAAATGCTAAAAGTAAAACGTAGAAAGAAACAAGAAAGAGAACAAGCTATTCAAATGCAGCAAATACAAGCTAATGCAGAAGCTCAAGCTAAAGCGGCTCAACAAGCTGCTGAGGTAGAGGTTCAAAAACAAAACGCATTAGCAGAAAAAGAATTAAAAATTGAACAAGGTAAATCTCAATTTGAAATTCAAAGAATGCAGACAGAAGCAGAAATCAAAAGACAATTGATGTCAGAAGAATTCAATTATCAAGTTCAATTAGAACAAATGAAGATGCAGGCTGAAAAACAAAAAGAAAAAGATATAGAAGATCGTAAAGATAAAAGAGTAAAAATACAAGGAACTCAACAAAGTGAAATGATAGAACAGAGACATACAGAATCTTTGCCTATTAATTTTGAAAATCAAAACATAGATCAGGGAGGATTGTTTAATTCTCAATTACCTGTAGTTTAACATTAATTATTTAATTATATTATATTTTGGCAGAACAAAAAGCGGCCGTAGAGGCAAAGCAAGAAGGTGACTTTAAAATAAAGTCAAAACCTAGAAAACCTAAAAATTTAGGTGCAAAAAATGATGAACCAGTGAAAATGGATTTCACTAAACCAGACGCACAGGGTGAGGTTACTCCTGATGTTGTGAAGATGGATTTAACTAAAAAAGAAGACAATGCCGTTCAAGAGCGAAAAACAGAGGAGATACCTGTGGGCGAACGAACCGGAGATAGCAAGGGAGTGGACGGAGAAGTACGGGTCGAATCCAATGAAAAGGAAATCGTGTCCAAGACAGATAGCGATACTCCGATCACAGAGATTATCGAAGAAGTAGTAGAAAATAAAACTACACCAGAAGTAAAAGAAATCGAAAAACCACAATACGAATTACCAGAAAACGTAGATAAATTAGTAAAATTTATGGATGAAACTGGAGGGACTGTGGAAGACTATGTAAAACTAAATAAGGATTATACAGGTCTAGATGATGATACTTTATTAAAAGAATACTATAAACAATCAAAACCTCATTTATCACAAGATGAAATTAATTTTTTAATTGAAGATAAATTTCAAGTAGATGAGGAACTTGATACAGAAAAAGAAACACGTAGAAAAAAACTAGCGTATAAGGAAGAGGTTGCTACAGCAAAAACTAATTTAGAGCGTTTAAAAACTCAGTATTATGCTGATATTAAAAAACGTCCTGGAACTAATCCTGAACAACAGAAAGCGCTAGAATTTTTTAATCGTTACAATAAACAGCAAGAAACTGTAAAGTCAAATCAAGATCACTTTAAAACTAAAACTAAAGATTTGTTTACTAATGATTTCAAAGGTTTTGAATACTCGTTAGGAGATAAAAAATTTAGATATAAAGTTCAGGATCCTGGTGCGGTAGCTGAAAAGCAGAATAATATTGATAATTTTATTAGCAAATATGTTGATAAAGAAGGAAGAATTATAGATGCTCAAGGTTATCATAAAGCTTTACATGCTGCTATGAATGCTGACAAACTAGCGAGTCACTTTTATGAACAAGGAAAAGCAGATGGCATTAAAAATGTTGTTAAAAATTCCAAGAACCCAGCTTCAGAAGCGCCGAGGCAAGTTGCCAGTGGGGATGTTTTTGTAGGTGGATTAAAAGTCAAATCAATTAGTGGAGCAGATTCATCTAAATTGAAAATAAGAAGACGAACATTTAATAATTAAAATTTAAAATTATGGCTTTAACCCCACAATTTGGTACTATTGTACCAAGTCAGGTACAGGAAATTCTAAATTCTAACTATTTACAGTGGACAGATCCAGGTACTCCTGCTACATTTGCAGATTTTGCACAGCAGTATCTACCGGAAATCTACGAACAAGAAGTTGAAAGATATGGTAATAGAACTTTATCTGGATTCTTGAGAATGGTTGGAGCGGAACTTCCTATGACAAGTGACCAAGTAATCTGGTCGGAACAAAATAGATTACATATTGCTTATGACGACTGTACTATTCCTGGTGCTAATACAATTAATGTAAACCCAGGTGCTGCTGCAGATATTTCTAACGTTGTGTCTCCAAGATCTACTATTGTAGTAATGGATGACTTTGGTAACGAAGTGAAATGTTTAGTAACAGCTTCAAACACTGCTACATTCGTTTTAACTGTTGAACCTTATACTGCTGCAACTTTAGCTGCTGCTGGTATTGTTGGAAATGTAAAAGTTTTCGTTTATGGTTCAGAATACGGAAAAGGATCTGTAACTCCTAATGCTCCAGGTGCTCCTGGTGCTGTAACAGGAACTCAGTACATCAGTGTTGATCCTTCATTTACTCAATTCTCTAACAACCCTATTATAATCAGAAACAAATATGTTGTTAATGGTTCAGATATGGCTCAGATTGGTTGGGTAGAAGTTGCAACAGAAGATGGAACTGGTGGATACCTTTGGTATTTAAAAGCTGAGTCTGAAACTAGACTTAGATTTGAGGATTATTTAGAAATGATGTGTGTAGAAGGTGAGCTAGCTGCTCCAGGTTCTGCAGTTGCAGTTGCTGGATCAGGTATCGGTACTCAAGGTTTATTTGCTTCTATTGAAGATAGAGGTAATGTACAAGTTGGGTTTGCTCCTGCTACAGGTATCGCGGATTTCGATGATATCCTTAGAAACTTAGACACTCAAGGTGCTATTGAAGAAAACATGCTATTCTTAGACAGAGCTACGGCTTTAGGATTTGATGACATGCTTGCTTCTATTTCATCGGGAGCTGCAGGTGGTACTGCATTTGGATTATTTGAAAACTCAGAAGAAATGGCTTTAAACTTAGGTTTTAGCGGTTTCAGAAGAGGTTCTTATGACTTCTACAAAACAGATTGGAAATATCTTAACGACGCTTCTACGCGTGGTGGTATGACTGGTCCTGCTTCTGTTGAAGGAGTTTTAATCCCAGCTGGTACTACAACTGTTTATGATCAAATTTTAGGAACTAACATCAGAAGACCTTTCTTACACGTAAG